TAAATTTTAAATAATTATTATAATTCTTATTTTCCAAATCCAAATATAAAGACCATTTTATTAATGTGAAGTTTAGGGATATTAGATAATTTGTAATAAAATTCTACACAATAAAATAAACCCATCTATTACAGAGTCAGTTCTATAGAGTAGGTATAAATTCTGAGTAATTAGTTGATCGAAAATTTTGCAATTTTTGTTCATCTTATCAAAAGATCCTATAATATAGAGTAGTTTTGGAGTTCTATAAGATATAAATCTTATAGAACGCAAGCCAAGTTTGTCTGACTATAAATTAAATAAACTTCAGCGAGAGAGTAATACATAAGTATAGACTTTAATTTCAGCGAGGCCTTCTTTAAGGTAGTACCGTAAAGAGCTAATAAAATAAGCGTGTATAAGAGAGCATAGGAAAAAACCTCTGAGCTTATATTTGACCATAAGAAGTAGTTTATGCAATGATATAAGACAGGTTTCCCAAGTACGAACTTAGACTATACACAAGTCTTTTTTATTTCCACAAGCTTTAGCTGGGAGTGTGTGAAATCACAAGGTGTAGCATGTCAGTAATCAATCAAAACAAAAAATTTATTAACGAAAACTCAACAAAAAGATCTAACAGCAAAAATGCAGCTGAAAAGATCAAAAGGAACAATAGGAAAAAGAAAACGAAGATAGAGTTTATCGCTTTGCGAAACTCTACTCAAAAGTTTGTCATTTATCCAGGCAAGGTAGTGAAAGTAACAGACACTATTTGGAACCGGATAGAACGACAAACAGTGCATTTTCAATCAACACCTTACAAGCTTGTAGATGTTGATGTTGTGTACGCTAGAAAAGTCCATAACACTATAAAAGGTGATAAGGATTTTAAAGCACAAGGATGGATAGAAAACTCCTGTGAAATCGTAAAATTAGCTATTTCGGTTGTCAAAGGAATTTTAAAGAATCCAAATGTAGCAAGTTTGATGAAGAAACTACCGATAGCTTACAATTTGCTTAAAGCGAATTGGGATGTTATACTATGCGATATGTTATCAGTAATTATGACTATTCTAACTCTTAAATTTGATGTGCAACAAATACTTAAGAGTTGTCTCGACTTATACAGTACATTCACCAGATATTCCAGAATAAAAGAATCTATTGATTATAGAGCTCAAGGTGCTGATGCAGTTCTTTTGGCAATATTAATAGACAATTTGCCTGCAAAATTTAAATCTATTTTGCGTACATTGTCGACGTTAACTAATGCTAAAGTTCTTGATGATGCTTCTCTATTCTCAAAATTCCTCTCGGGAATTATTGAGTTTTTCATCTTGCTTATAGAGAAGATCGAATTTTTAGGAGATTTCAAGAAGGAAATAATTTCATTCCTGAGAAATATACCATTCGGAGAGCACCATGAGTTGATAAGACAAATGAAATATGTAGTAGCCAAGAGAAGAGTTGAACCAGCTTGTTTAAGTAGTGATTCATTCAGAGAGGAGATCAAAGCCACTTTAGTCAAAGTTAAGAGCAACATTGCTTTGACCGAAATGAGCGGTAAATCCAAGTTTATAAGTAAATTAATCCAAGAGTTTACTTCTATTGAAAGTTACCTTAAAGCATACGAGAGTAGTGATAGATTAGAACCTAGCTGTTTTATTTTTGAAGGTAAACCAGGAACTATGAAATCTATTATAATGAGCCAAGTTCTGACAGGATTAGGTGAGAGTCAATATCTTCACTCTACTAAGACGTCGACAGATGGAAAGGATTTCTGGGATTCTTACGATAATCAAGTAAATACGGTTTTCGACGATATGGGGCAACAAGGAATCTCGCAATACCGCCAACTTATAAATTTAGTTTCAGTGATTAAATATCCGTTAGATTGCGCCGCTCAAGAAAAGAAAGATACTAAATTTTTCGATAGTAAGCGCATATTCGTAACTACAAACTGCTTTATGCACCTGAATGGTTTAGTTCGATCTGACGGAATATCTGATGTTGAAGCTTTATGGAGAAGAGGATACGTATTCCACTTCAACGTAGAAAGAAAAGGTGACAAAATAATTGGAAGAATAGATTTCAAACATTATGATCTCCAATCACGTAGCTTCGTGAACAAATTCCCGAATTTTATATCAAGCACGCAGAAGGCTTCATTCTTTGTTAAAGAAGATACGAACCGGCTTGAATATATAAAATGGATCATGAATATAATTTATGAATTTGATCATCATAAAAGCCTACAGCAAAATAATTTGCAATTAACTCCTTCCGAAATAGAAGAATTAAAAAATTATTCTTCTGAATTGTATTTTGGCTGCAAAGATAGTCATCCCGATACGGTAGCGTCCGAATTGTTGAATGAAGGATCGCCGGGCATCGGAATAAAAGCTCAGGGTGGAGTTGCATCTGGAATGTCAAGGTGCAAAAAGTCCGCTTGCAGAAGTGTAATTAAAATGACGTTAGGAGATGTAACCGGAGATTTTGATCCAGATAGCTTGGCTTATTTTGCCTGGGGCTTCGAGTTTGCATATTGGGAGCGCTGGGAAAATAGACTGATCGATTGGATTTTACTTGTTGCTTTTCTCTTCAAGGAATATATATCTATGATAATAGGATCCATCCAGGAGCTCGTTGAACGATTAGGTGAATCAATAACTGAATTTCTGGAAGATCCTATGAGATACTGGGAAATAAATCAGGGAAGAATTTTGGCCATATTTGCATCTACAATATGGTTAAGTATATTAACTTTAATTTCGGCATGTGCAGCAACAGCGTCTGAAGAGTATTATGAGTCTCAGGGAAATGGTGTTTTTTCTAAGGGTAAATCACTTAGTGAAGAATCAAACAGTACAGTAGTACAAACCATTCAAAAGGCAACTCGCTCTCTGTCTATCTTCTATTCAAATGGACAGAGTATGGATCTAAAAGGAGTTGTTTCTGGACATTGCGTCTTACTCCCCGCTCATGCTGTAGAGAACGAAGGATACATGACTATCTTCAAGGATAGAGACCACGACCATAGGCTACTCGACAATGTAAAATATATTACAAAATATGTTAACAGAAATGACGATGTAGCGATTATCATGTTTAATCCTTCAATAATGACTCCGTTTAAAAATGTAAGTCATTTAATTGGCGGGTCTTCTACTACCTCTAACTATTTAGTAAATGAAGTTTTCACGATTCCGCTAGGTAATATCGCAGCGAGTAACGCTCCTAAACACTCAGTGGTCTATAAAACTAATTTGTCAGGTATTCTTGATTATGAATACAAAATAAATCCAGAGAAGAGCGCTTTCTATACTATAGAGGGAAGCGGAATGTGTGGATCGACCGTTGTTTCACTAGAAGGTGGAATCAGAGGAATGCATGTAGCAGGAAAATCCGGATCTATTGGAGCAGCTATATTATGGAGTGAAAAGACAGTGACAGATCTCATTGCAGTGTTGGTAGCGGATAAAGGTAATGTGTTGCCTTTTGAAATTTCGTCAAAAGTTATTCCAGGATTTAGCGGAATAAAGTTGGATGCTCCTATTAATACAAGCGTAGGGAGTAAGTCAAGTATTATACCGTCAGAACTATACGGTATATTTGATGTAGAACGGATACCAGCCGATCTTCAAGCTACTGGGAAATTTACCGTTAAAGATATGGCAAAGAAGTCTTTTGTTGGAGTCAAATCAATATCAAATGGAGAATTAGATTTTGCAAGTAAGGTCGTTGATAATATTATTGCGCAATTCGGAGACGCAACGGAAGAAGAAGTAGTAAAGGGTACTGATTTGATTGCAGGGATCAATATGAAATCTTCCAATGGTTTTGGTTGTCTTAAAATGAAAGAAGATTATATAGATAAGATAAACGGGAAAGTAACTACTCTATTCAGAAAAGAAGTTGATGAATATTTAAGCGATCTATCCGAAGGAGTAGTCAATCCAACAAGAATGGTTAATGTAGAAAATTTAAAGAGTGAGTTGAGGGACATACCAAAATCTAGCAAACCTAGGTGCTTTAGAGTAAGCACTATTCACTCACAATATCTGACAAAGAAATTCACCATGAATATGGTAAAGCATATCATAACGAACAGGTATGAAAACCAAATTATGGTCGGAGTTAACCCTTATGCTGAATGGGATCGAATGTACGGTCAACTAAAACAGTGCGTAGGTGTTTGGGCTGGAGATGTTAGTGCGTGGGATGGATGCATGCTTCCTCAAGTTCAGACTATGATTATAGAAGAAATACTCAAGAAATACACAGGGCAAAACAAACAAGCATTATCAGTTTTGTTGTATTCTATACCATACAACCTGGACAACGTTATGGACGACACGTATCTGACAAATCATTCGATGCCATCGGGAAACTTCTTAACTGCTATTTTTAATAGTATTGTAAATAGAGCATATACTGCAATGTGGTATTACAGAAATGTAGAATCTCCTAGTGTTGGAGATTTTATGAATAATGTGGTAGACATGGTTTACGGTGATGATAAATTAAATGGAATAAAGAGAGAAATTAAAGGATTAAATGCAATAACTATGAAAGAATTTTTCTCTTCAATTGGGATGAATTTGACAACGGCAGACAAAAAAGAAATTGTTAACCCCTTTGAAAGTTTAGATGAAGTCAGCTTTCTTAAAAGAAAGTTTGTTTTCCATCCTAAGGTTGGAAGAGTTATGTGCCCTTTAGATAAGAAAACTCTATTGAACACAATAATGTGGTATGATAGCGACAAAGATAAAGATGTAGTTATGGAAGGTAAACTTAAATCTTTTCAAATGGAAATGTACCTTCATGGGGACGGAGAATCTTACTGTGAACTAGTAGAAAATTTCTGTGAAATGAGAAATGTAGTTTGGCCGCAAATATCAGAGCATTATTTGCACAATCTCTTTACTGCAAGAGTGAAAGAGTTTGATAAAATTTATGGTAATTATTAATGTCCATTTCTTGGATAGTTTTTAGTGGAACTTTAGTAAAATATATTCCCTTTTTGGTTGCGCATAAGTTTTTAAAAATGATACTTCTTCTAGGTATTCTACTTTTTGCAATCTTTTAGTATTAGAAAATAATAGAATTAGAATTTACACGCTCTAATTTCTTTTAAATGTGTAACAAATCAATCAAATAATAAAAACACGGTCTCAACAACGTCGGACCTAAGAGACGTTGAAATAAGAACGCGCGATGTGTTCAAGGCTCAAAATATATACAATAAGACTAGCACCTTACGTACTGTACCTAAGGATCTTTTAATAGACTATCAAGCTTATTTAAATAAACCGTTCTTAGTAGGGTCATATAAATGGCAAGATACTGCAGGTGTCGGAGTATCTTTAGTTCAGTTAAACTGTCCTTCAGACATTTTAAAATCTGCTTATCTCAAAATTCCTTTCGAGAATTCTTCTTTATATAGATGTAAAGCTAAAGTGCTAGTACAAGTGCTAGGAACTGCTCAACACCAAGGAATACTATTGGTAGCTGCTCAACCGGCTTTCGATACATCTATGTCAGGTGCAATACATATGAACGACAGGCTTAATGCACCTCATACGTTTTTGTGCGCTAGTTCTTCGACAAGCGTAGAATTGGAAATTCCTTTTTACTCTAACTCTAAATTATTGTCTAGCCATTTAGACACTATAGAAAAATTTAACCCAAGTGTTTACTCCAAAGGAGATTTTGCCCATATCAATGTAGCAGTAGTTAATCCACTTGTAGCTCCAACTTCTGGTAGTACTACGTTAACCTATACTATTCACGTAGTTTTTACTGAAATGGAATTTTATGCTCCCTATGCAGATGTTAAATGGGTAGCACAAGGTAGTCAGTCATTATGGAACAGATTTACAGGAGTATTGTCCACAATGTTTGATGATATAGCTATGGGTTCCAAAAAGGTGGTAGGAGATTTTATAGATATAGGGCGAGGAGCTCTCAAACAATATACTGGCCTACACAATGGAAATATGCCCTCTATTAGTAGCAAAGATTTTGTAATTTCTAGAAATTCACCAAACACAGTGGATGACATTCAGACAATGGAAAAACTGGACCCTTACAATAAATATAATAGAATAACCAGAGATTATACTTTCGATACTGATCTAGATGAGATGTTAGTTAGTAATATAATT